TCAGTCAAAATCGTTCATCACCCTCCTTGCCGCGGCATAAATGAACCGTTTCACAGACCACCGATCAACCCGATATTCGGCCCGAAGCCGCTCAAGTTCAGGGTTCGGATACTCTCCACACTGAAACTCAGTCACGTACAGTGCCCTGCGAAGCCGTGCATCCGCTGAACTTGCACTGCAGTGAAAACGATCGCTAAGTACATTTTCAATGCCTGTCAGTGTGACAAAACGATTATTCCGCATTTCCTGAATAGTGAAATCAATCGCTTCTCCCATGAGATCTCCACCGAATGTCGCCATCGGCACCCGCATTCTCACGAGAAAGTCATGTGTTTTCTGCTGCATTTTGCATCTCCCATCTTATCTACAAATTTATATGTAGTCATCCTATCACCGCTGTCCCGAGCTCCTCTTAACCTTACCGAGAGCTACTCGCCATGCAAAGACCTCAGCATCAAATGTTTCTTTTGAAACGCCACACTTTTCGCCTCACGTAGCGCCTGTGTATACGACCACGTTCCGTCAACATAGCGTCCTGCCAAAATTTCCGCATTGTCCGCTTCGCCAATCGTCATGAACATATCTCCTTAGGTTTTCATAATAGCATTTGCTGCATGAACTAGATATGTGGTGCCATCAATCGTGATTCGCAGCTGATCGCCTTCGCAATCGTTCCAGTTATCTACCTTGCCTTCGATGATGGTTCCGTCGGGCAGCTTAATCTGTGCCCAGGAGTAGGTAAAGGTCGTATCGAACATCTTATAGTTGCCACAGCTACACAGAACCACACAGCCAACGAGCATCATCATACATGCAACGACGCAAATAATACGATTTTTCATAGTTAATCACCTCAACCAAATACCATGTAAATCAAAAGCAAGAACCATCCTGTATATCTGATGATTCTCTGTTTTTCTTTGCCGATGTTCTCAGCAAAAGACATTCCAATTGCAATAGCTTGCAAAATAACACTTGTGAGCAGCACAATTCGCATCACTTCTCCACACTTTCCTTTTCCGTCTGGTCATCCTTCGGCCAGTACGTGTAAATGTCATCGAACACCACCGGGATCTTGCTCTGCAGTTCCTTCAGCAACGGGCACATCAGCTCTCTCATCTGAGGATGGGCCGCCACATGAGTACGCAGCTTGAAGATATTGCGCCACTCGCGGTAATTGGCCGTGACCACAATCTCAGTCTTCAAGCACAGCGGCAGCACACAACGGGCCTGTTCGGGACGATAGCCGTTCATAAGCATCAAAAAATAAGTTTTTTCTGCCAATTCACAGGATTCTACCCATTTACGATAGAACAGGCGATTCTGCTCTTTATCGATATAAAACGGCTCCACAACGGTAATGCTGCCCTCAAACTTCTCCTTTGAGTAGTTACAGTACCGGGTGCTCTCCTGCGCAAAGCTCGCAATGCGGTGCCGCACCAGCTCATTGGCCACGCCACGATCGCACGTAAACAGCACGGACAGCTGCGAATGCTCCAGCATAGCCTCATGCCCTTGCTTCACCAGAAAGCCCACCAGTTTCTTTGCCGACTCACCATCCGGCGTGATCTTATCCTCGCTCTTGTAGCAGACCCGGGCCACCCGCTCAATCTGCTGCAGCTCCTTGATGCCACCCTCAGAGATATCAGTGAGAATTTCGTACTTAGGTTCAATGATTTTCATAATTAGTTCTCCTTTTCATCCATGTGTCCACTATTTCGAGCTGTCCGAGGCTCTTTCCAGCACCTCTTGGCACAATCATGTACCCGAGATGAGCCATTTGCTTATGGTCACAGGATTTCACCTTCGGACACTTCTGGCATTTAGGAGCAAGAATGGTAATCGTTCCAAAGTCCTCGTTCATAAACTATCCTCTCGCTTCAACTTACACTCCCAGTCGCCACAGATTTCTCCGCAAGCGAACTTCTTCGCTGTTTTCATGCCTTTACGGATGGCCTCCTGCTTGTCGGTCGCCCTGACTTCAAAGCTCTGATAGCCGCCACCGTTGTCTGTGCAGGTAAAGATAAAAGTGTGTTTCATAAGAAATCCTCCGTAATAGCTTGTACAAACATATCAATTACTTCGTTCAGAAAAGCAACCAACCGATACGGCCAAGATCTTTTCTTTTCATGCCAAGCTGGGATAGTCGTAGTTTCTGTCTGACCGTATCGAATACTTCCTACCGCTTGCTCCATATCAACCAGTGAGTGATTGGTGTTAATGCACCAGATTCGTGCGTCTTGCAAAGTGATATAGCTATTCGCCAACAGCCAAGCAACATCGTCTATCGACGTGAAATTTCCAACCGGAACCCTGTAGCCATACTCAAGATCATATGTAGTAAGGGCATTCCGAGTTTGTTTTCGTACCATATCAATAGGTCGGCCATTCGCGTAGATGGTTTCAATGTCATCATCAGAAAATTCGTACACTGTCTTAATCCGATTCCGGATAGCTTCTACGGCTTCTTCATATGGCACTCTTCCATTGTCCATAGCCTTCTCACCTCACAGCAGAATCCGAAACCAGATAAGCCAAAGCACCTTCAGCGTGAATGCAATAATGATGGCCCAAGCGCACAAAATAAGTGTCAGCGCAATAGCCCGGCCAAGAAATTTGCCAACTTTCGTCCAAACATCAGTCATTTTTATCAACCCTTTCAAACCCTGCAAACTTTCCGAAGCCAATATTTCCATGCTCGCAGTGGTGAACCGGTTCATATTTTTTCAATTCAGGCACATGATTTAGAGCATCGGCTAAACCGACATAGCAGAGACCATCATTGAATTTCTGTTCGCATAAGCTGCATTTGTAAGCTGGAAAATAGAATGTTGTCACCCCACACACCTCCTAACTGCATCCACTCGGCACTCCGCAGCGTTCAACTCAAAAATAGCCGCATCCACAAATTCCGGGTCACAGTGCTCGAAGTGGTTCCGAGCCACCTCCAAGGCCTGTAAAGCCTCCCGCAGGGTAGTAACCGTCGTCGGGATCGGCTCCATGCGGAATATCTTTTTGACAAAATCAGCGATTTTTCGCAGCATTTCTACGCCTCCACATCTTCATAACCTGCCGAGCCGTGAGCCAGCCCTCGACATCATAATGATCAACAAGTGCTAGCCCGCACACCTCGAGTAAATGAGGAAACCCGTAAGTGCACCAACCGCATACCGCATCCCACAGATATGTGCCAGATTTATCTCGAACTGTAATCTGATAGCCCCCATCATGCAGTGCTCCAGGGCCGTAAACTTCAGGCCGGTTTTTATCGTTCTCAGGAAATCTTCTTTCCATCTCATGCGTAATGCCCGCTTTCGTAAGAAGATAATCCAGCTTCTGCATCTCGGTCATGTGATTCCAAACCCGGAGTTTCCAGGTTTTCTTAGACATGTTTCTCATTTCTGCATTTCCTTCCGTCAGCCTCCATGGTCTTTGCGATTTTGTGCTGAATATAAAGCACACAGCCAGCCTGACTATCACACCCGAATGAAGCCAATAGTCCAGCAATAGCATTCAAAGAGTTCAAATCCTCTTCAGCAAATATCATTTAGCGTTCACCGTTCCTCCTGATACTCTACGATTTTGGTCACTTCACTCTGAACCCGGCGTAAGAAATCACACGTACCCAAGCAACCGCATTCCCTCAATGCCTCAGCGATATCGCCCAAACAATCCATGTCGGTTCTTGTGAGATTAACTTGAGGAATAACTTCAATGTTCTCCTCTGTGATAAATGGAGTATAGTCCCCACAATGGCAGCATTTAATGTTCATACGTTGCATACAAGCATCTCCTTCGATGATAAAAAACAAAGAGCCGCAGATTTCTCCACGGCTCTTCACCTTTAATCTTCTCCAATTAGTTTCTCATATTCCTCATGTGTAATATACTCGTTTCTAAGTGCATCATACAGTCCGCAAAAACGGCCATTGTGATATCCGTATTTATACCCGCTGTCCCAAGCCTTGTTCCATGTCTCAGATTTGATCATATTGATCTTCGGTCTAATACATGTGTCATAAGCTTCAAACAGCAGTAATGCTACGGCACCGCACATACATGCCATTTTTACAATAACCTTCAATGTTTTTTTCATAATAAGTATCTCCTTTCAAATATGAGTTTACCTCATAAAGGAGTCTGTTATTTTCGCGTCTTCTCCTCGAACTTCACGGGCTTCTTGCTGCCCTCCCGTGCACACTCCGTCAGGCACTCGTTGCAGGGTTCATCCGTCTCCAGCACCTTGAAGTTCACGCACTTCGGGCAGTAGGTTGCATAATCCACTTCGCGCATCCAGTCATTCATCAGGCTTCACCTCCCGAACGATTGTTACATTCCCACAATGAGGGCAAGTCGTCATCACTCCGTCTGGAATATTGGTATACTGTGCTCTTTTGCGGACCCACCATTCGGTCGGCGCTTCAAAATGATTACCACAGGAACTGCAGACAACTGTAATAAGTTGTTCATCGTTCGAGCTTTTCATCTTTGGCACAAACCTATCATCCAACTCCGGATGCGTTACGCGCTGGTTAAGAGCCCACAGCAGGTTCCAGCAGGCAGCGCGCAGGTGATCCTCGTCGTCCATACCAACCATGTACTTTGCCAGATGCCGAGAAGCACTGTCCAACAACGAATGCAGCGGAATGCCCTTGTCCACATTGTGCTCACCATACTTCAGCGCACCTTCCTCGCAGTGCTTGCTGACCTCCATGATGCCATACCAGGGCAGAAGATCCATCCGCCCCTTTCCTGCATGCATATCACGTTTAGCACCGGTTTCAAATTCGGTACGATCTCCAGAATCCTTAATCATTGTTCTCTTCCTCCAGCGTTCTCATCAGGGTAATCGCCCACATCGTCAGTACAATAAAGTGACAAAATTCCGGATCGGCAGTTGTCCGGGTAACGACCTGATTTGCCAGTTCATCTTTGTTGGCATACGTCAAGATTTCATCTTTAACCCTTTTTGAGTTCGGCTTCTGCAACTTTCTTTTCAAGTTCTTTCATTTTTCAAATGCTCCTCTCAAATTTGATGTAAAATTGTCGATACTAGACATAGCATCTAAAATCGTCGCTCCTAAATCTGCGAGACCGGCATTTAAGAAATAAGCACTCTTAACAAGTCCTTCATGTCTCAGAGCTACTTTTTTGCCCCGTTTAATTTTTTCTCCCGGAATCATGTAGCGAACGTTTGTGCACATGCTCCAGCGCCAGTCCATCATTTTATTGTAATCTGCCCGGTTGTTCGGCGCGGCATGAAAGAACTTGCTCAGCATAACGGTAGTCCCACCAAAGCCGTTCCTTCGCCTATAAATTTGCTTCAGATGTTTTTTCGACAGGTTCATCAAGCAACCTCCCATACCTGCTCCGGCGAAAGAATGCCGAAGAAATTGTACTCACCAGATTTCTCCAGTGAAACTCCGATGAAATATCCAGCCTTGCCGCAGAATGTTACATAATCCAAGCCGATTTCAGTAGGATTGCGAAAAATGTACATTTTCAGCGCATTTCCAAACGTTCTATGCTCCTTACATCTGCTCTCCAGCATCCGGTCGATTTTCTTGATTGTTTTCTTCGATGGGTTGCACATTTTTCTTGACTCCTTCATATCGAATAAATATTCCGCATTTGAACGTTTCGCCCGCCCAGTGCAAAACCTTTCCCGATTTCAATGCCTCAATATCGCTATCAGACATCATGAGAAAAACATTTCCAAATGCTGACTGTTGCCGACAAACATCGAGGGTCTCGTTTAATACTTCGAGCTTTTCGTCAAACCATTGTTCAATGAGTTTTTCGGTAACGCCACACACTCGCCCGTCTTCCATGCAATAATCATATTTCGTGCACATCGGACAATTTTTATATGCCATAAAATTTCCTTTCATTAAACGCTTTCTTCGAGTTCAGTGCCCTCGAAATCGCCAGATCAATTCCCGCCCTGCTCTTCAGATGATAGTAGAACAGGTTCTTGTAAGGTGTATTCAGTCGATCTATTCTGCCTGCAGCCTGCTCCATAATTTTGTAGGAGTAGTTCTGCGAATAGAATATGACGGTATCGGTCTTGATGCAGTTCCAACCTTCTGCACCCGCATTGTACTGGACCAGATATACCCACTTCTTACTGTCAGGGATTGGCTGGTGCTTATGGCCGTTCCATTGCGCTACTTCCGCATCATCGCCATAGGGCAGATTCATGAGAATATTCAGTTCATAATCGAAATTATAGAAGATTATGACTCTTGGGCGGGTCATGCAAATATCCAGAACTTTTTGCGACCTAGTCAGGTCTGTGTTCACCAGTTTCCGCAGCAAATAACAAAACTCGCTGGCGGTCTCAATGGGTTTGTTTTCCCACAGGTTCCAGCGAGTTTTACAAATTTCCAGATACTTAGGCTTGTCATACTCGACAAAAACATTCTCATGGTGAGATACAGTAGGTCGCTCAAAGTCCATATCTACAAGCACCCGTTCACGCAGGCGTACCAGTCGCTGGGTGTTCAGATACCGGTCAATTTTCGGAAACTTGGAAAAACGACTATAGATTATGTGTTCATTGTTGAACTGCGTCCGGTTTTTATAGAACCCGTTTGCAATAAACACCGGAATGTAATCTGTCCAGCAATCTCCCGGAGTAGCGCTCAGAAGAATCCAGTCATTCTCCTTCGTGATTTTCAGGAAGGATTTGACCCATTGCCCGCTGCCAATGACTCTCTGCTCATCGAAAATAAAAAATGCGTTCTTCACGCCAACGTACTTTCCGATGTTGTTCCATGAATCCACAACCACCTTGTGATTGTAAATATCAAGGTCGCTGTCGGTGGACATATAGAAATGGGCCAGCTCTTCCTCCCACTCGCCTGTATCGCGCTTCCTCGCAGTGGTGATAATACACAAGTCGGGTGGATCATGCATCTTAACGTAGTTTTTGGTGTTGACTGTGCCACCATAGAGCGTATAGTAAAATGCCAAACTTGTTCTTGATTTTCCGCTTCCTACACCACCACATAAGATGCATCCGATTTTCATTCGTTCCAGCGCATCTTTTTGGTAGTCATAGAGCGTTATACCCGCCATCCAATCACCTCATTTCCGTGTGAACATGAATCTGGTTAGGATAGCAATGATTCTCATAAGCTAAAAGCTGTTTGGTGCATTCTTCCTCGTCTTCACTTTCACCGCGAATCGTGTAGGAAAAAAGTTCTTTGCCTTCTTTTGTAAAAACTTTCCAGAGTTCCTTTATGTGATTAGTGCAGTCCGTGTTTTTTACAATATTCTGCATACTGAAGCCCCTCCTTGGTAGCCTCTCTCATAATTTCCTGCAGAGTCGGCCCAGTGTACTTCGGATGTACCAAAGGCAGTACCGGGTCATTGGTTGCATAGCCAAATCTGCAAAAATCGCAGTATTTCCTTGCCACAGACACGTTGTGCATCACAGCGCCACACTTTGCACAGCGCTTTGTAACTTTGCTATCACCCATGAAAATCACCCAGCCTTTGTTTCATCACTGATGTTCGGGCAGTAATCTGTGTAGAAGGTCAAATCGAAAGTTGCCGAACCGTCGCTCTCGAAATTTACATTTGCTTCCGCCACAGCTTCATGCTGATAAACTTCGGTCAGGATTGCTCCAAACATCTCAATCACGCTGCTTTCGGCTACAGGAAATGCTTCTGCAATTTCCGCGCTCGTGAATATCCAGTTGCCGCTGGAGGTGTTCTTGGTACCTTCCTCGACCATCCATTTCACCATTGCCGGGACATAGTTTCTTGCGCTCATGCTGTTTTCTCCTTTGTTTATTCAAATATAAGGCTTGCACCTCTGGTGGGTCAGGCAGGATTTGAACCCGCGATCACGCAGTTATGAGCTGCCAGCTTTCAGCCAGACTAAGCTACTGACCCAAAATAAAAGAGCCGCAGATTTCTCCACGGCTCCAGGTTGTTTGATTTTAGAGTGTCTTACTCTTCCGGATCACAGCAATCGATTTTCAGATGAGTTCTTCCCCGTTCGTCGATCTCATGCCAGAATTTCTCCGGTTGGTGGAACAGCTTCTCATATTTGTCGATGTACTCCTGCGAAAGGTCGCCGAAGTCATCTTCCGTCAACCCTACAATAAGGAATGTACCGACAATCACATCAGTAGGTGCACCATCTGCATCCATGAGAGTCCGGTTAAAGCTAACACCAATCAGTTTTCCTTCCTCATTGCAGATAAGTGCAACCGGATCATCCCACGGGTAGACCGCCTGAATCGGACCGGCCACTTCTTTCTGAAGAGATTCGAGCGAGCCGTCGATTTCAATAACTTCAGGATACTTCTTGGGCTGGATTCTCAAGACTTTCATACGTTCAACCTCCCAAAATCAAAATATCAATCGAGCTGTTTCCTCTGAGAACGCCATTTGCGACGTGGGCACTCACCGACTGGATCATTCAACCGAGGACCGACCCCGGCACTCGATAAATACCATCAGACCATATGCTGCAAACGCTGCTCCATGATGTCCGGTGCTACGTACGCAATATTCACCAGATACTGCGGTACACCGTAGAGTTTGGCGACATGGTTCTCGATGATGCAGCCATCATAAGCTTTCTGGTCATCGAAAATGCCGATGAAGCAATCCGCCTCGGACATTTTCTCAATGGATTTGCCCAGATACCACAGACGATCATTGGCATTTTCAGGAGGGGTGCCCTCAAAGTAAGTCGGGATGACCTCCAGTTCTTCGCCGAAAATAGCCTCGGCGATTTTATGCATCCGGTCCATAGTCGCATGGATCTGTTCTGCAGTGCGAGCACGCATCGGACAGCTGATAAACAGTTTTTCCATAGTATCCTCCTTAGAACGGCACTTCAGGAGCAGGCTCTGCGTACTGAGCGTAGCGCTCCGCATACGGGTCAGCATCAGCATCCTGCTCAACGTACATCACATCAGCATACAGGCTGTACTCACCGGGTGCGTTCCTCTTCTCAACGAGATTTGCCTGCAGGCAGACGTTCTTGACGCGGATGAAGTCCAGCTGGCTGATGGTGTCCTCGTTGCAGAGCAGGCGCTTGCCAGCAGTTGTGACCCAATAGATGTGCGGCGGCCACTTGGAGTCCATCTTGATATTGACCGGCACGTAGAGCGTGGGCACAAACGGCTCGTCGTAAGTGCGCTCAGGGTTCGGCTTGGTCTGCTTGACATTCACACCCAGATCCAGCAGATACTGCGCGAGCTCCTCGGTAGGAATTACCACGTTGACACGGCGCTGGTCAGAGCCAAAGCGGTCACGCTCCGGATCACCGGAAAAATTGGTCTGGAAGATAAAACGGGTATCGTCGATATTGACTTTCTGGCGCTTTGTGTACATAAATATCAGTCTCCTTTTTACTTGTTGATTTCAATTTCCAGAATTTTCAGGTCTGCAGTGAGGGCATTCATATTGAGAAGGAGCTCCGTATTGTCATTATTTGCGCAGGCTTTAAGGAACTCATTCCAGTCCTCATTGGTCTTGGAAATTAACTTCTTCATAGATTCTCGATCGGGATTAGACTTAGGGGCAGCTTTCTTCTGCGTAGCAGTCTTCCCGGGATACTTCTTCCCGCTCTTCTCGACCCAATTCTGGATCTCCTTGTAATAGCTGCCCTTATTGCCACCGCAACGCTTTGCGATCGCCATAGCCAGCCCCTTCTCCGGGTCGAAAACATCCTTCTCGCTGCACTTCACAATGGTCTTGGAGCCATCCGACCAGTAAACGATCGTGGCCGGAGGAGCAAAGATAACGTCCTTGATAGCAGCGGTGTTCGCAGCAGAAGTGCTCTTCTTACCCGCATTGGGCCCTCCATAACGAATACTCAAATTACCACCCCGATCAGCGATCAGATCACCCGGGAGAAATGTGAGTTCATTACCAGTATGAAGAATCACTCTCGTCAGGCCGTCGTGCATATTCTTCTCGACGGTTTTGATATAGCCAATCAGTTGTCCTTGGGAATCACACAGCTTGTTCGCCATAAAATATCACCTCACGTCAAAATTTCTTGCTGCTTCTTCCTGCGCATCGCTCCATGGAAGGTCGGGTGCTGTCCAGGGAGCAACACCGTCGTCACCAACGAACCAGTTGAAGTCGCCGTACTTGGAGATTTCCTCAACTGCCTCATCGACTTCCCGGTTGAAATATCTTTTGTCGATATCCTCCTGCATCTGGAGCTGATAGACCGCCTCGCTTTCCAGCCAGCGATAATCCTTTGCTCCGGTCACAGAAGCATATTTCCGTTCGCCGGTATCCGTCAGGCCCGCTTCCCGCAGCAGCAGAGCGCCGCCCTTTCCCGGCATGATCGGGCAGAACTGTCCCACGCGTCCCACAAAAATATAATTGTGTTCGCCTTCAGGCAGATCTTCGTTCTTGTCGAGATAGATAGCGCCCTTGGAAACGGTCTTTGTCTCGCAGAGGTCAGTGAACTCGATCTTCTCCTTGGAGAACAGGGTCTTGAACACATACGGGACTTGGAACTGTGTGCCCGTAGCCGTCCATTCGCCGCCTTCGTCCTTGCAGTCGCTCGGGATATAACCGTAAAGCGCCTCGCACTGGTCGGCAGCCATATACTTTGCAATATAAACGGCATTGTTCACCAGACACATCCGCTCATAGGTCGCCTCATGCTCGAACGTGTAGCCGTACTTCTTCGCAAAATCCATGCAGTACGCAATGATCTCCGGGGTCGCATCGGGGATCTTGATTGAATCCGTTTTTATGTGCGCCACCTTAAAGCCACGCTGCTGCACTTCATCCTGCAAAGTGCGCATAAATAAAGCCCCTCGAAGCGCCACAATGTTGTTGACGTTCTTGGGGTTGCGGAACGGGTTGTCAAAGCTTGCACTGCTCAACCCGTAAACCGAATTGATGGCGATTTTCAACGCCTCCGCCAGATCCTTTGCCTGCTGCGGATCATCGAGGTATTTTGCCAGTTTACCGCCAAAGAGCCCCTTTGCCTTCTCGTACTCGCCGTGCTTGACATAGATTCGCACATCCATCAGGTCGTTGAAACGCTTGGTGTACTCGCCAAAGTAGTTCATGGCAACAGCCGAATGCGGATGCAGCGACGCAACGTCCAACAAAGCTACATTCGTGTACATTCCTGGCTCAGCGTAGACATAACCGCCCATGCCCAGGTCTGTGCCCCGGAACATGTTGTGGTACTTGCCATCTTCACCTTTGGTCCACTCGTAACCGGGAAAGGCATTGATGATGTTGCAGTCCGTCAAAATATCAGGCTCGACTTCCACGATTGCATCGGATTTCCCCGTGGCAAGGTCGGTGTAGACCAGCCGGGGGTGTTTTTCCTTGCCGAAAATAATGCGTGTTGTCAGCGAGTTTGTCGTGTCGTTCACCGTCATGCCGGCAAGGTCTGCCAGGATCTCACGTGCCACAAAGTCTGCCTGACACGTTTTCGAGTAGAACAGGGTCTCGGTCGCGATCACGTCGTTGTCGCAATACTCGGCCACCTTGTCCCACAGGCTCTTCGGCACCGGCTGATCCCACGGAAGTCCCAGCTCCTGATGATGGATGCCCAATTCGATTTCAAACTTCTTTAGGCTCTGTTTTTTCGATGAGAAGTCGCAAATATCAGTGTAGGACAGGTTGTACGCCTCACCAAAGAAGCCCGTGTGCTCGTTGACGATCCGTTTGGACAACGCATAGATCTGCTCCACCGACATCCCAATCATGCGGGCCCAAAGGATATGATTGTCGTACTTGCGGTTGTTGAAGCCGACCAACCGATACTTTGTCAGGCTCTCGATCTCGTCCGGTGCAGGATTCACCATGCGGTGTACAGGCCCCTGCTTGGCAAACTTCCAGTTCACGAGCAGCAGATTCGGGAACACCTCCACGTCTAAAAATATCAATGGCGCTTCCTCCCCCGCAGGGGCCTCCCGCTGAATATCATCCTTCGATTTGAAGTGCATCTTCGCCACGATCTTCAGACAGGTCTCCGCCTGATTGGTACTGCTGGCGGCGAACCCCAAGATGGCATTCCGCATGTCATCCACATTATAAGGGACGTTGCCTTCATATGCCTCGTCTATAACATGGGCAATAAAGTCCACACTTGGCTTCGTATACGGGCTGATCTCCTTTGCCAGCGCTTTCTTGATGAGAATGCGCAGATGCTTCTCATTCTGGATCTGCTTTACATCGACCATTGCTTTTTCTCCCTTCAACGGCAAGCCACTGCTGATGTTTGCGATGGAAATATCATTGCACTTCGACAATTTTCTTCGCAGAGAAGATTTTCCCATGAATACCTTGATTTCGATGTTTTCATCGTAGATCCTGCTTAGCTTAGCCGGATCACCGGTGTAAATATAATGCAGATGGATGCCCGCACCAGATTTACTAAGCTCAGCATAGGTCTTTGGCCATTTGGAAGCAGCTTCAAGGTTGCGCTCAAAGCTCTTACTCCCATCCGGGCCGGGAATATCAAAGTCGATGACAATGTGATTCTCCGGAACTTTTACATAATGCAGCTTTTTTGTATCGATCCCGGTCAATCTGGTTTTGACATTCTCCCACTTCTGCAGGGGAGTGCCATTTTCGTTCGCATATTGCGCCAGGCAGTCCTTGCAAATATCATTAAAGAGAGAATGCTGCTCCTTCAATTCGATCCAGGAGGAGGCAGGGGGATCGTTTCCCGCATCATCCCCGGGGGGAGGGTCCTCCAGAAATTCTTTGAATTTTTCGTACTTGAAGCCGCTGTAGTAGCTGCGCACCCGTTCGCCGTTCATATCCTCGGCACGTTCTTTGTAATCCGAGAAATAGTTCATCAATTCTTCACGGAACGCTCGCCTGGAGTAAGGATACGAAACCTTTGCCTCCTGATTGTAGGTGTCGTACATTGCCCAGGCACGTTTCAGCGATACGCCATCTTCTTTTTTGAAGATATAGTAGGAGTCCAGCATGAAGTTGTAGAAGTCGTTGGATGCACCAAGCATTCGTGTCGGAACATAATTGTCGTAACGATGCTTGTTTTTCTCGTAGACGTCTTTGCAATACCATGCAATAGCACCCAATTCAAAGTCAACCTTGCCTACGAGGTCGCGGTATTTCTTTGCCGGTATTTTTTCGCCGCTTGGCTCCACATCGATCAGTCGCCGGATCAGACCCGATTTTGCATCCGTGATCTTTACGGGCTTGTTTGTACCGAGAAACATGAAGCACTTGAACTGGCTTGCGTAGGCACTGCGGAACTTCTCGTTCACCATCATGGTTTCATGGGAAACCAGCGAGTTTAATCGGGTATTGTCCTCGATACGCGATAAATCGCCGTCATGCTGAATTGCGATCAGCGGGTTCGATTTGAACGCTTCCAGTGCAAACGCATTGGATGATGAGCCAAGTGCCTTCGAGTCAAACACGGCCCAATATCCATCAAACATTTTCTGGATGATGTTCAGAATGGTCGATTTGCCGCTTCCGGGCGGACCATACAGAACAAGGAACTTCTGGATCTTTTTGGAATCCCCGTTTACAATGGAACCAATGGCCCATTCGATCTTTTCACGTTCCTCCGGCGTATACAGCGTGGTCATCAGCTCGTCGTAGGCGGCAATGCTCCCCTGTTCCAGCGGGTACGGCAGTCGTTTGGATGCATAACTGTCTTTTTTGACAGAGGTGTTTGCGAATATCAATGTCTCATCGAGGGTATGATAGTTGTCCCGCATCTGGCGCTGACAATATTTGTGCCAAATATCAATCATGCCAGACTGTGCATCCCACATATGTAAGACTCGAACATTATCGCCCAGAAACTGCTTATGCTCGTTTGCATAAATATCAAGTTCACGGTCAATGAGCTGCAACGCATCCTGCTCTTCGGTACTCCACAAGCTGCGTTCTTCCAGCCAGATCGCATAGAAATCAGAACCCCGGATCATCAGGTCTTTCGACTTGGTGATGATAAAGTTCGGGTACACTTCGATCACCCCGTGTTTTCCGGTTCGCGTGGCGATCCTCAGGAAATCAATCATCGGCAACTGACTTCCTCCTTTCTATGCATTTTATTCCGGATTTTTGGTAATGGTTGCCTTCCCATCGCAGCAGATATCTTTTTCGGCTTCCTTCGCAATTGTGCTGCTCTCCGTCCAGAACTGTTCGGCGTTCTTGCGGTTCACATCGTCCAACACCTGCTGCGTATGAGCCAGTGCCGCGTGGAGCTGCCGGGCGTCTTCCTCAGCCTCTTTGCGCTTCTTATCGTTCTCGCTCAGCATCCTGCAGGCCGTAACGGTGAGCCATGTCAGCCCTGCGATCATCAGACTCTGGCGCAGGCACCGACGGTTCAGACTCCGGTTCTGCTTCTGCAGAGTTTCGATGGTACGGTCAGCAATGGTCAGCGAAGTTTTGGTGTTGACCAATTCATACATAATATTCGTCATATCCATGTTGATTTTCCTTTCAAAAATCGTTTTCCTGCAGGTAGTGCATCAGCTGATACCAAATATCAAGCCGACGCATATCTTCGGTCGGACGGTTCACTGTAAAGAGACCGCCGGCACCATTGTATTCATAGTCTCTGCGCTCAAACCTGTCCAGAATATAATCTGCCCGGTCTTCGTGAAACCGGCCGTCGTCCATGGCAGCAAGCCCGAGACTGACAACCATGTTCCAGAACCACTGCCCGACACGGTTTCCCGCACTGGAATCCTCCATAATATGTTCTTCGATGCGCACCGCAAGGGCCACCATCATTTCCAGCATACTGCACGGAACACCGTGGAACTCCGCATCGATCTTGCCATACGGAATATCACATTCGCGGGCAAAACGGTAACGCAGATTCACACCATCTTCTGCTCTGCACTGGTCCATTTCGCAGGCCCAAACATAGGTGCGGTTATGTAAGTACATGAGCAGCCGATGGAACGAGAGATTTCTCGGCTCCCATTCGCCGCACACGATTTTGTGGAGCCAGTCATAATACTGTTCTCCAAGATCCGAAAATATCATTCTTCCTCCTTTTCCGGATAGAGGTCGCCCCAGTTCTGACGAACCTGAATGATCTCATAGTCCTTATGATAGTTGTTGTTTCTCACATGAATGGTGCTGGGCATGAACTCGCCAAAGTGGTTCAGCGCCTCTGTTCCGATGATGTTCGGAATATCATCGTCGTTCACAGGCATTGTCTCCTCGTCGAATACCAGCTTGCCATCGGCATAATAGGTCAGCCCGCGAGTCTCATAGTCGTCGATGTCACCAAACTCGTCCGGCTGGATGATCTCGATAGGGTCGTGGGGCGCAATATCTTCCGGGTCGGACTCGGTGCGGTACTTTCCCGTAAGCTGCTCCATGCTCTTCTGCTGGGCCTTTTCTTCGATCATGGCATCCAGATCAGCTTCCTTCTTGCGGTAGTGGTCGCGCACATCATCAATTTGTGCATCGGCGTACTCCTGGTACTTCGTACGGAAGACCGTGTGCATAACGTACGCACCTGCGGCAAAACCTGCGCCAAACAGCAAAACATCACGAATTGTCCGATTCATTGTCTTCTCCTTTAATCGTCATCATGGTAAACGCCAGACCGCCAAAGAAAAGGGAGACACTCATCAGAATGCCTCCCACCATGTGGCGCTTGCGCTTGGTATCGGTCAGATAGTCCAGAAACAGGAATGCATTTTCCAAACTGTCCATCGTGCACCTCACTCCGAAAGAACTGCCAGACCAGAGACAAAGCACACTCCGGCCATGGCAGCAAACAGATAAGAAAGCGTCTTAACGTATCTGGTCATAGCAAGTTCCTCCAAAATATCAGTCTCAGATTTTGTCGATGATCACGCCGTCACAGTTGAACCGCAGCAGGACAGAGCGCTCGAATCCGTCGATGAAATTGTTCAGCGCATCGTTGTTCTCAACATAGTTGGTTACACCAAAGTCCACACGATTTTCCTTCATAGGATCATCCGGGCTCAAGATCCAGCCGACGACCTGGCCTTCGGGGGTGTGATGCATACCGTTGCCATAGGGGTCCAAAATATCAATGACATCGTTAAGGAACAGATGGCCTTGGCGATGGAGTTTCCGGTTTGCAGCAGCCTGCGCCTGGATCAGATGGGACATGTTCAGCTGTGCATCCTTATCCCAGGAGCTCACAGTCTCGTCGTAGATCAGCGTATAGGGGCTGGTGTGTGCCATTGCCACATCCGTATACTCTTTGACAGTCTCCTCTACACCCTGCTCATTTTTCCGGGTGGTCTCAACCTCAACGGCCTTGATGTTGTGCTCAAGCTCCTGCTGTACGCGGTCGCCAAAGCGGTCGGTCACACGGCCCTTATACTCGTTGAAGGCCTTATCCAGAGCGATGTAGGCGGCAGTCAGGCTGGCGTTACGCTTGGTCATGATGTGGTGCGAGCCGAACATACAGCCGAGTGCAACCGTGCCCATGGTTACTGCAGGTGCATAGATTTTCGCCAGCTTCAGACCGGTCTGCACATAGGCCGTGGTCAGGTCCTTCTTGTAATCGTTCTCGGTGTAGGCAGCGCCTTCCTTCAGGATCATTTCACCGCTATCGACCTTTTCCTTGGTCTCATGGATGGCTTTCACCATCTCGTTATGATTCTCCAGAATATCCTGAGCCTTCACAGTCGCCTTGCAGGCAGAGACGGTCGCTGCTACGCCCACAATAGCAGCACCAAAGATCATGATGGTAGGGCTTGCTTTCTTCAGCTTATAGCCATACTTCGAGGCAGTCCGGGTCACAGTTGCCATGAACTCGTCGGTTTTCACGTTTTTCAGAAACTTCATAAAATATCAGTCCTTTCTATCAGCGCAGCGGTACAGTGTGCGGCAGAACCAGTCGGAATCCGCCGGGGATGCCTTTGATGAATGCATCGTCGAGGTTGTACCAGCCATAATTGTAGTCGGTCGAATCGTTTGTCACGCCCATCAGGTCCCACAGGTCGCCCACCGAAACCTGCCGGTAGCGGTACAGTGCGTCCCTGAGACCCGCCAGAGTGTCTTCAGCGTCACCCCGACTCTCGAAATCCAGATTCTGCAAGCTTCTGCGCACGGGCGGCGGGTTCGGGCGATTGTTCTGGCTGCCCTGATAATAGCCATCGTAGCTGTTGCGCTGCCCACGGTTGTTTCCGTAGTAATTGTTCGAGCCGCCGCGGCTGCGGTCTTCACCCCAGAGTGCAATGCTGAACGCCGAGTTCAGAATGCTCCATGCACCGTTCTTGAGCATCGGCAGCAGATAATCGGTCAGAATACGGTCTTTCACCGTTTTCAGATCTTCGGCCAGAAACTGTGATGCGATCTTCTGCATATCGCTTTGCTCTTTCACCGCCACCTTACCCTTGACGACCTTCTCAAGCTTCTTTTTCGGCTCGGTCGGCGTCTGGCCAATGCTGGACTTCGGCATATCTACTTGTGCCATGTCTTTCCCCTTTCAAAAGCAAAAAAAGTAAGAGCTGCAGATTTCTCCACAGCTCTCGCCTTACCAAACATTACTCTTCTTCCGTAGTTTCCTCGTCAGAAGGAACTTCTTTCGACTCAATGTCGATGACTTCGTTTTTCTTCATCTTCTTGTTGGCAATCGACTCCTTGATGTGATTGAAGCCCTTCTTCACCAGCGGAATACCAAACTTGACAGCAGCGGCTCCGACAAGCACCGCACCAGCACCAACCTTGACAATAGTGCCAAAGCTAATGCCAGCGCTGCTCTCGCAGTCGTTGTTGTAAGCAGGATTCTCTGCCTCAGCAGGAACAACACTCTCAACAGGAGCGACCTCCATAGAAGTCTCGTTCTCCATAGTCACATTATTCATTTCGTCCATTTTTGTTACCTCTTTCTTAAATATAAAGTTTTGTAATGTTGGAGTTTTACCTCCATAAAGCAAGGTGAATTTTTCGCGTCTGTTCCGGGCATTGAAAAAAAATCAATAGCCCAGCCACTTGGGCGGTGTACGGTAGTCCAGTACAAGGCACGGCATACCGTTTTCATCAAGTTTGGAAGCATAGAACGTTTCCACTTCCATGGTCGTGTCGGTATCCCACCCAAGCAGATCGCCGTTTCGGTTATGTTCCATCCCCAGATAGTCAAACAGGTCGTTTTCGGTCATGCGGAAATCGCTGAGCAGCTGTTTGTTGACCCCGTTGATAGCCCGTTCAATGGCATTCCGTGTGGTCCAAAAGTAGTTCCCGCTCAGGCTTTCCCAGCATTTTACCCGCTGGTCATAGTAAATATCATCCATTTCGACCCCTTTTGCATTCGGGATCACTGCCGGCTCCGGACTCTTTGCCATCTTATCCAGAGCAACAGCCTCACGGATCTCCTGTTCCTTCTCTGCGCCAATGGTCTCAACAACTTTATTCTGGTAGGTGCGCAGAGCCGTTTCCGAGAGCGTGCACGCTGCAGCCAGCGCGGCATTCTGCTGGCTCTTCACCTTCAGCGCACCGATCGTGCACGCGGTCGAAAGGCCCATGCTCACGATCGTCGGAATGTATACCGGGCCAGCCGTTTTGACAATGGTCTTCGCATCCAGCTTTTCGACACCGAGTTCTGCCTTCTTTTCCTCCAGCAGGATCATCGCCTTCGGAGTTGCCTCGATGGCGAAACCTACAGCCATGACGCCTGCGCCGATAGCAAAACCGGCCAGGATCTTGGATGCATTGCGATTCAGCATCTGCCGACTCGCTTTTGCAAATGATTTCAGGTTCATTTTTCATACCTCCGTAAAATATAAAAAAGAAAGAGCCTACGATTTCTCGTAAGCCCTCGCTTTCGTCAGATGTGTCCAGTTCGTTTCAAATTCTCGAAGCGAATCGTTTCCTCACGGTCACATTCACGCTCGATCTGGATACAGTACCAGATGTATTCCACCAGTCTGATCGGCTGCATCAACACGTATCGTACTGTAGCATACAGCACACGTACCATGTTGATGGCCAGATCTGCCAGCAGATTTACCATCAGGCTGTCCATTTGTTCGTAAAAATTGTAATCGTACATAAATATCATTCTCCTTTACTTTGTTCAAATTGGATTTCTCTTCCATAAAGGAGCCTGTATTTTTCGCGTTTACTGGTTCTTTTCCGCCAGCTGCCGCCGTACTTCTTCCTGCACCATATCCTGCAGGTCTTCCTCGGTCTTTTTATCCTCGATCAGGTCATGTCCAAAGCTCAGCACTGCGCTTGCAGCCATCAGCGCCACAGATGCAACTTTCCACCAGTCGATCTTATGCATGATAAGTGTCCTCCTCATAATTCAGGTAATTTTTAACCGGATCAAGTGCAGGTGCCAGGTAATAGCACTCCAGTCCATCATCCGTGATTTGTTTATCGTATTCAAAGTCCATCCAGTAGGCATCACAGTCATATATGAGTTGGTCCAGACACCATCCCATTTCGTCGCCTTCTGGTGTAACGGTAAGTTCATCAGCGCAGAGATAGTTGCACCATTCGTTCACAGAAATACAACCGTTCGTGGCCAGTTCCCGGTTGAAATAGTACGATGCCTCAATGACACGGGACATGGTGGCATGAAAATATCTTTTCGACGCAGGCTCGTAGAACAGCCGGATGACATCACCATCTTTATCCCGCTGAACATCCTCACCTTTTGTCTTTTCAGCAACTTCCATGCGAAGCTTTTTTTCCTCTTCAGCACCGATGCGCTCCGCCACCTCCCTGCGGTACTCCTGATAGGTTTTTCCCAGTGCCATGTAGGCAGCGGTCATACTGGCCAGCTGTTTCTTGTTCAGCGCATTGGACCCCAGAATGCACGCCACAGTTCCAGCGCCAACCACAGCCGCTGGAATATAAAACTTCCAGCAGTCCTTGACGATTTCTTTTTTCGCCATAGGTTCGTCCTTGTTCATGGTAACGAACGTGGTAGCCTTCACAGTCGCCTTCCCCGTCTCCCACATGGTCAGACCGACACCAAATGAGGCTCCGATGGCAAGGATCGTCCCGCCATGTTTGCGCAGAAACTTTGCGCATGTTTTCGTCAGTTTCATTGCTAAACCTCCATTTTGAAAAATAAAAGAGCCTACGATTTCTCGTAAGCCCTCGCTTTCGATTAGCGCTTCAGATGCCTTTCGGCCTGATCTGTTTTCAGGAATTCATACAGCTTCAGCTCCCAGTTTGCTCGGCCTGCTTTCATCGCATTGTCGAGTGCATCTGCCGCTGAATCATCATTGCGCATCATAAGCTTTCTCCACATGATTGCAACGGTTTCAACGCAGAACAACTCGGTAATGCCAAGAAACGCCACTGCGCCCAAAGCAACCTTCACCAGTTTCTTCATAGTTCATACCTCCAAAATATAAATCTGAGACTAATCATCTCATAAAGCACACTGAAAATTTCGCGTCACAGCACTCCAGCTTTTTTCAGAATATCATTCAGCTGAGCCTTCGTTACCTCCGCATCCAGCTCCAGATGTACCCGCAGCTTCTGCTCCTTGTCCACCCAGTTCACCTGAGCTTCTTTCAGCTCCACTTCTACACCGGGTGCCTGCTTCTTCAAAGCCTTGTTGATGATCTGTGAAATGATACGGCGCATAAAACTTGACCGGATCAGCATAATGTCCTCCATAGCGTTCGACCTCCGAAATATCATTTTCAAAAAAGATAAGAGGGCGTGATCTTTCAGATTTGATTATCCATATCTCTGAATGAATTGTATTTATCAAGCCTCTCTGCCTTGTCCTTATAAGCGATCCACTTCTCGTAAGCAGCGATTGCCCCGATGACTGCTGCATACAGTCCCAGAACAATACCGCTCCACTTAAAGCTGTCGCCCCAAGTAATAGTTTTCATCATAGTAATTTCTCCTTTCGATAAAGCCCTCTTACCTCCATAAAGCAAGCTGATTTTTTCGCGCCATGCCAAAAAGAAAGAGCCGCAGATCTCTCCACGGCTCAATTCCGGAACAAAGACAAGTTCAGTTCGTACCTTGTTTTGTCATTTCTTGCTAAGAATCGATCGCACAATCAATGCAAACAACAGCACTGCAAGACCCACTCCAAGTCCGAATGCCATTGTCACAATCATGTTGCCAATCGTAATCGAATAGTTCCAAAATTTGTTTTCTCGCATAGTATTCTCCTTTGTTCATGGTCTTTGCTCCATAAAGCAAGGAGATTTTTTCGCGTTTGGACAAAATAAAAAGAGCCTACGATTTCTCGTAAGCTCCCCCATTCACATATCAAGCTGTTTTCTTCACAGAAACGCTGTTCTCATACAGTTCATGCGGCGCAATGTCTTGTCCTTCCGGCCATTCAATCCCAATTCCATCGGGTAAAAGCCGAACGGAATTAAAATATTTCTCATCCTTCAGCTGCCCATACCACGAACCGTTTGCATATGGCACGACATCGAACACTTTTACCTCATGGGTTTCATAGTACAAGCGGAGTTTCAAATCCGGCATCGGTTCAACTTTAACTAGTCTCGGCTGCAGCATCAAATATCACTCCTTACTTCAGCGGGTCAATACGGAAAAACTGTTCACCGTTGCTCAACAGCTTCCAGTTTGCTTCCAGATCATCATGATGAATAACGACCCACGCTTCCAGAAGCTTCAATTTATTTTTCGGGAAGCTTCCTTCCAGAATCGTTCCATCCAAGGCCATCACGATTTCTTCTCCAGAATACTCAGCGTGAATGTGCGGCATATTATGCTTGCCACCCTGCTCACGGTACATTCTGACGATAATACCATAGAAAATGCTCAATACCGGCATTTTTGTCACCTCTGTCATCAATTTGATTTTATCATATGTAAGTTATTTTTTCAAGCTTTCATGCTCTTCATTGCCGCTTCAAATTCTTCCACGCTCATGTCAACGCGCGGCGCAGCATCCTCTACCTTCAGGAGTCCATCGCGGACAAGCCCAGCCAGAATATCAATCTCGACTTTGTGCTTGGCGACTTTCTCCTGCGCTTTCTTTTGTTCACGCTCGACACGATCACGCTCCACCGGGCATTTTTTCATGCATTCGGGATAGCTCGGTTCGCCGCAGGAATTGCACATCATGCAGTGCCGTCCCAAATCCGGAATATCTTCTTCAAACTCTTTGATATAGGTCGTCCACTTGCCGTTTTTCTTCACGGGAACAATCATGTGCGATGTCACTCTCACGCTCTTCGCCTCCCTTTGTTTCATTATAGCATGGCCCGGACAAAAGCAAAAGACCATGTTTCAGATCTTTTGCCCTCCAGAGTAAGATTTAGGAAATCAACGTCTGGTAGCGGTCATTCAACTTCGCCATCTTGTCTTCGTCAGCCATAACCTTGACGTGGAACTCCATTCGGTTCTTAGCGTTTATCACACTTTCAACAACCAAACCTTTGTATCCTTCGTCGTACAGCATTCTCAGGCAAATACCGAGCTGTCTGTCGCTCTTTGCCAGAAGGTATTCCATAACTCTCACCTCCTTCATAATAGAGCAAGTTTTTCTCGCGTCTACGAAAAACAAGAGCCGCAGATTTCTCCACGGCTCCTGCCTGTGAGTTACTCTTTAAGCAATTTGTCTTCGGTTTCCGTATAAGCTTTGCATATCGTACTACGTCCCTCCGTATCATTATCGCGCACCGAAATCCACATAGTTCCGTGCATGTAGGTAGCATAACTTATCGCAGTAAGCACCAAACCCACTGCAGTAAAAATCACGCCAGCCGCACCCGCACAATCCATGCGATCAATTTTCGCTTTGTCTGACATTCCAAGTGACGTACCATTAGCATTAGCTTTGATTTTCATAGTTCATACCTCCAAAATATAAATGTTAAGACGTAACTCGTCTCATAAAGCACCCTGTAAAATTCGCGTCCTAAATCGTGCTTCTGTCAAACACGGTCTCCCAGCGCTCTTTTTTCAGGGGCTTCATCCGCAGCGCCCACATGATCTGCCGCACGGTCACGGTAGGATATTCTCCGTTTTGATTTTTTCGTTTGGCATGGCTGTCAAAATATTCCTTGAACCCGTCATGCAGGTAAATTTTATCGGTCAGCCATGGGTCTATGGCGCTCCAGTAGGTCGCTTTGCTTTTCTCGTTGTAGCGCTGCTGGATCACGCACAGGCCCTTGCTGCGCTCTTTATACAAGGTGCATACCCGGTACACAGGATGGTTGCAGCGGTAGACGCTTCCGTAGTAGTTCGTCCACTCCTGCGGCTGAGCGTTATCATGATATCGCATAAAAAATAAAGAGAGTCCGCAGCTTTCGCCACAAACCCTCCTCGGTTCCTCCTTTTAATCTTTTTCCGTAAAGCCTCTCTTCAGCTCATGTACTCCCTCGCTGATTGCTCTCGACAGCTGGGTTACACCGCCTGCCTCGCAGATCGACCAGTACACAGTCATGCCAATCGTGCCTGCAAACGTCAGCGCCTTCATGCCGATTTTTGCCCAGTCAAGTTTGCGCGCCTTCTCCGCTTTCTCCTGATCGAGTTCCAGTTCGTGCACTTTCCGCACGGCCTCGTCCTCTTTCAGCTGTTTTTCGTTTTCCTGCGCTTCATCCTTGAGCTGCATATCGTACAGCTTCAATGCCATGTTTGCAGCCGTATTGTACTCTTCCGTACCCGGCTTCAGATCCTTAAGACTTTCCAGCGATTTCTTCGCCGCGTCTTTCAGCAATTCTTTGTTTTCGTAGTTTTCCATTTTGAAATATCTCCTTTACAAAATATCATTCTGGAGTCTCCTCCATAGAACACCACGTTATTTTCGCGTCCGGATCATTTTGATGTTCAGCATCACCCGCTCTTTCCCTGCCAGAGTTTCCGGACTTTTCGCAAGGTCCAGGAACATGCAATGGTCTGCATCCTCGTCACCGGGTGCGATCACAAGATCACCGACACACCTCTGGCCTTCGCTCAGGTTGAAACCGATGGCAATACCCAGCACCAACCCCAGTGCAGCAATGCAGATGAAAACGATCAGAAACAGTTTTGCGTCCATTTTGAAATTCTCCTTTTTAATAATATAGTAGAGGAACCTGTCCCCTGCGTGCGGAAAAAAGAAAAAGAGCCTACGATTTCTCGTAAGCTCCATTTCGCCTCAGATGTCATTGCGAATCAGGAAAAGCTCATTGCGGTTGCAAGTAACACGCACGATTCCTCCCGCCCGCACCAGCGCGATCGCGTTCCGGTAAGCACAGCGTGCCGTCTCAGCATTCTTATACTCGCGTGTATCGACATACATCACTTTCGAGCTGCTTTCGATGAACACGCGGATCTTATCCATAGCGTTCACGTACCCGCGGTCATAATTCGTCTTTACTCGTTTTGCCATAATAGCATTTCTCCTTTCGTTCTTCGGAAGACATCCTTCCATAAAGGGCAATGCGTTTTTCGCGCCAACATTCTATTCTAGAATAGAAAAAAGAAAGAGAATGGGATTCGGACCCACGACCTCTGCAATCAAGCAGCGCTCTGCCAACTGAGCTATCTCCTTCCATAAGGGAGGCTGTATTTTTCGCGCCTACACCGAAACGTCAAAGAAAAGAGCGCATGTTTCCATACGCCCGTTTTCCGGTCAGAATATCCATTAGCGGATACCACACCGAACCTCGTTCAGCATGAGGAGTTCTTCCCCTTCATTCCAGCCCGCATACGGATCGCTCAGCGACTCGTTCATAGCGGTCAGAACACAGTTCATCATTTCCTCAAAACCTTTAATAACATTCTTCAGCATAGTAAAATACCTCCTAAAATTGTTCATTTCTTTCCATAAAGGAGGGTGAATTTTTCGCGTCTGCGAAAAAAAAGAGCCTATGGCTTCCCATAAGCTCCATTTTGATTTTCAGTGTTTCTTCTTTGTTCTCTGTTTCACCTCTTCCGTCTTAGCGCCAACAAGGCCAATGCACTTGACCAGCAGCACAACGATCAAAATTGCAACGATCAGACTAAACATTGTTCATACCACCTTTCTCATAAAGGCGGCTGATTTTTTCGCGTCTCACTGCCGTTCCTTGCTCAGGAGCCAGAAGAAGTACCGGTAATGCTCGTAGTAGGTCTCGCGGCAGCAGGGGCAGCCATTTGCTTGAAGCTTGTTGTAGCCGTCTCCCTCTGTCACTCCCTTTTTTATGTACGGTGCCAATGCCGTATCAAGTTCCGCAATACACCTGTCCACGATATCGATGCAGCTAGAGTAGAACACTCTGGACAGTGCGATCCTCTCGGTCTGGCTTACAGGTGGGCAGCCCTTGATGATGCCGGAAATATCATTGGGTGATGTCTGCCAGCCGTCGATCAGAGTCAGGGCCTTCTTCCAGTCATCGTACTGCCTGCAAAAATACTTCAGCTCGTAGTAGCGGTATCTCGGAATGTGGTATGGGTTCTTTTTTGACAGCTCCGCACGTTCTCTGCTCATTTTTCGCCCCTCCATTCATAGCCGGTCTGCTCATAGAGGAGCTTGGGTGAGATGTAATAGCTGATCCTGCCCAGCTTTGAGTTCATCTGCTGAATATCTGTAACGCGCTTTCCGTTCCTAGTCGCTTCTCCAATCGGTAACCACCCAGCGATGATTCCAGCTCTCACCCAAGCAGGATCTCTGCCGTATACTCGTGCTGCGATCCGTACAGGAACCGAACCCATTTCTAATCTAGCTTTATCCATTCTATCGTACTCCTTTTGTGTTACTCTAGGAGCGTCTAAATACGTTCCCAGGCTCAAAAGGATGATACTTGTAAAAATGGTCCCCCGCGTGCTGTTTTTTATCTTTTTCGCCCTGAAGGATTGACAAGCAAAAATCTATCGTTTAACCTAGAATAGCTTTTTCAAACAGAAAAAGCCCGGTTTGACCGAGCTTTTGAGTGAAAATGGCAAATTTATACAATGATTGAAGGAGGTTTCTATGTTAAAACTCTGTCCAGAGTGTTGTCTACAAGTGAGCGATAAGGCAGCAGCTTGTCCTCATTGCGGTTACCCGCTCAAATCCAAGTCATCGCTGCCACCAAAAAAGAAAAAACATATGCGTCTTCCCAATGGATTCGGCCAGATTTCCGAAGTCCGAGGGCGTAATCTTCGCAAGCCCTTTCGGGCAATGGTCACAGCCGGAAGAACTGATGAAGGCAAACCGATCGTATGCCCGCTCCGTCCGGTCGCTTATTTTGAAACGTATAATGAAGCATATGAAGCGCTTATGAAATACAACGCGCATCCATTTGACCTTAGCAATAAAACAACCATGCAGGACCTTTTTGATATGTGGCTGACCACGAAAGAGAAAAAAGTGGATTCTTCTACGATTTCCCGTTATAAAAGAGCATGGGCCTACTCCTCCTCGATTCATAACATGCTTGTCCGCGACGTTCATATCTCGCACCTGCAGAATTGTATTGAAAACGGAACCATCGTTTACGCCGGAGAAACTCGCCATGCACAAAACAATAATAAAGACTCAATGAAAAATCTTTATAATCTGCTCTTTGATTATGCAGTCTCCCGCGAACTCGTCGATAAAAATTATGCTCGTATGTTCACGATCGATTCGGGGTATGTCCGCAAACCGAATAGTCATATTCCCTATACCGAAGCAGAACTCGATCTTCTATGGGCAAATATAGACAAGCATCCTATCATTGACATGATTCTAATTCAGTGCTACTCTGGCTGGCGTCCCGGAGAACTATGCGACCTGAAAATGAAGGATGTTGATATGGATGTGGGCACATTTACAGGCGGCTTAAAAACAAAAGCGGGGATAAACCGAACAGTGCCGATTCATCCCCGAATTTACAACCTGGTAAAAGCCCGCTACGAAAAAGCGCTCGAAGCAGGTTCGCCTTATTTATTTTTCACGATCCGCCAGCGTGGTTTCCATCATCAGAACACCGTAAAAGGCGAAGTCACGCAAATGCGCTATGCCTCTTTTTCCGTGCAGCTTGTCAACGAAGTCGTTCCTCTGCTGTCACTGAACCCTGAACATAAAGGCCATGATGGACGTATTACTTTTGTTACAATGGCCAAAAAGTATAACATGGACGAATATGCCATCAAACGACTTGTTGGGCACCATATTAAAGACCTTACTGAACGTGTTTATACCCAAAGAAGCATCGACTGGCTTAAAAATGAGATTGAAAAGATCCCATAA